GGGGCATGCCCGCCGCGATGTGAGCACTCCTGTAACCACTTCTGACCTGGGCGTGATCTTGTAATCTGCCGTCCATGGCGAGAGAGATGGGCACCCCGGCGAAAGCGTTGTGGGTGTGTCTGGGGGTATTTGTCGGGCTGCTGGCGTTCATGGCGGCGTGCGCAATAGGGCTGTCGGGCCAATCCGGAAACGTTGGTGTGAGCGTTGAAGTGAGGCAAAAGTACGCGATCGAGACATGCCAGTCCGCTCTCATGAAGCGCATGCGTGACCCTGAGAGTGCGAAGTTCGCCGATGAGGTGGCCCGTGAAGGCGTGGCGCATGGAGGTGGTCGCGATCCCGAGTTGGACTACTCGCCCGACCGCGGTGATATTTACTTTACGGTGACGGGCAATGTCAACGCCAAGAACGCGTTTGGTGGTTACACGGGGATGCGTCCCTACACCTGCGATGCGGTGGTGGACAGAAACGGCACAACGCAAAGCCGGGCCCGCGTGCTGGATTAGTGCACTAGAAACACGAATAGCGCCCCTCACCGGGTCGGGGTGAGGGGCGTTATTTCGTTGGCCTGCAATCAGTGTGGGCTCTCTACACCTCGTCGACCAGCTCTGCTGGTAGTTCGGGTGTGGGCGTTTCGGGTCTGTGTTGTCGCGCCCAGCCCATCCATTCGCGGATGTGTCGGACGGCTGCGCGGAGTTTGTCACGATATTGGTCGCGCTGGCCTACGACGATGGCTAGTTGAGCTTCCAGGTCGCGGACTTTGCGCGAGGTGCGGGCTTGCCAGGCGCCCAGGATGGCGACGATGGCGCCGCCGACGGCTTGGATCTGGTCGGGGCTCACCGGCCGCTGCCCGCCACGAGCTTGAACAGGCTGGACGGTACGACCGCCTTGGTGGCCGAGGCGGTACCGGATCGGCCCAGCTTGATCGATGCCGCAGAGAAGATGAGCGATACCGCCAGCGTCCCGGCGCCGACATTGATACCGCTCTGCCAATCGATCTCGGTCAGGGCTGCGTTCACCGCGGCGTCGGCCAGGTTGGCGCCGACGATGAAGCCACCCGCGAACGTCTTGATAGCGCGCTCGGCAGCGTCAACGGCGGCGTCCTTGAGCCAGGGCGGGATGGTGATGTGCATGACGGTCCTCTCGGCGGTTGGGTTGTGGATAACTGCGTTTGGGCAGTTCAGGGGGAGTTTTTTCGATGGCGCCATGGATAGGGAACGCTACGGTGTGGGGAGTCCCTGCGCGCTCTCCTCGCGCGGGGGCGGACTGATCTACGCGGCTATGGCGGGGGTGCGGCTGGCCCAGTCGCGCACGTGCTGGATGGCGAGGCCGAGATAGGTTTGGCCGGGCCAGACCTCGCGGTATTCGTATTGAATATGCGCGGCGGTCGGTGGGCTGGTGGTGACGAAACGCAGCGCGATCAAGGCGGCCTGCGCCGCGGCCGCGGGCCCGGTGAGCTTGTTGATATCGCCCCAGCCGAGTAGTCCCTGTAGACCGCCGAGCACCATGGGTAGGCCGAGCGCGGCGATACCGTTGGGGCCACCAGTGAGCGCGCCGAATATGGCGGGCAGCTCGACACCCAATGCCTTGGCGGCGATTTCGGGGATTTTGGGCAGGATGGCACCAGCGGCCCCGAGTGGGTCAGTGATCTGGAATGCGGTCACCATGTCGAAACAGTCGTCCATGATGTCCCCGACCACCCCGAGGGGGATGTTGCCGTACATGTCGCCAGGGTCGGTGAGCCAGCAGTGCCGGTAGTCGGTGACATCGCCGAACCGCCACGATGAAATACCCTGTCCCGCCAGGATTGGGCCGCCGTAGTAGCTGCCACCGTGGGGCCGGGTGGGGTCACCAAAGCTGAATGAGCACAGGTAGTTGTCCGGGTAGTGCTCGGCCAGCCACGCGCGGAACCGGGCGCCCGCGACCGCGCCGGCCGAGTATCCGCCGATGACAACCTTGATGTTGGGGTTGGCGCGGTAGCGCTCGGCGAAGATGCGTTGTGCGTCGGCCACGGCGATGTCGACGGCCTTGGCCATCGAAATGTCGTTGATGCTGCCCGCGGCGCCGACCGGGAGTCCGCCCATGGTTGCGGCGAATTCGGGGTGCACTTCCTCAACGAGGTTGGCCACGGCCTGCATGACGCGAGATACGTAGTCTTGGCCGATGACTCCTCCGGTGCCCCGGAACATTAGGCCCAGGTGGCGGTTGGCGGGCGGGGCCGGGGGCGCAATGCCCAGCGCGCGTAGGTCATCATCGGACACCTGCCCGGTGGGGATCTGGCCGGTGCGGCGCTGATATTCGGCGGCCCACAGGGCAGCGCGCGGCCCGAACTCGTCGGTGTCGCGGGGCAGCGGCCCCAGCAGCCGGGTGTACAGCGGCCCAAACCAGTCGTTCATCACGGCCCGCCACTGACGGACCGTTTCATTGCAGTCTCCGATGCGGATCACTTGGACCACACCTTGTCGCGCAGCGTCATACCCTTCGATGCCCAGTCAGGATGTCCTGGCCCGAGTTGTTCGGCGATGTATTCAAGTAGCTTGCGGTCGGGAGCTTCTTGGACGAATTGCTGGTGTAGCACAATAGGATCGACCGCCGGGGGCTGCGCGGGCGCGTAGATGCCGAGGTATCCGGCGCGCAGCTTGGCGGCGAACGCGTCATTGCGCTTGTCGCCCTCGGGCCAGGCCATCTGGTAGTGCATCTCGTCGGGGCGCGACCAGTCGCGGCCCCAGAACACCGAGCCCTCGAACAGCGCCAGGCCCTTGCGGACCTTGGCCTGCGTGGCGGCATCCATCGTGTACCGCTGCCAGGGGTACTTGGGTGCCATCACGTCAACAGCGGTGCCTGCCAGGTGATTACTGTTGGCGACATCGTTTGTGGCCGACCAGCCCCACACGGGCGAGGTGATCTCTTCGACGTTGCGGTCATACCAGTACAGCCAGGCGCCCAGGATGGTCAGCGGGGCGCCCTTGCGCAGCGGTGCGGTATCGACGAGGTACAGCTCGTCGATGCGTACGATGTCGCATTCGTCCCGGTTGCACATACGCCAACCGTTCTCGGACACCGTATTGCCGTATGCGGTGCGGAAACTCATCGGGTGTACTTCCTTTCGATGCGGGGGTCGATCTCTTGGGCGTAGGAGGACAGGCGGTCGGATGCCCACCAGCCCAGCCGGAATGAGATGGCGGCAAGTGCGGAGTAGAAGGCCGAGTGCTTGAGAAGCTGGCGGGCCATGACTACACCCCCCAGAACTTGAATGTTGGTGTGACATCGACTTGTAACGGCTGCGATCCGTCGTTGACGGTCAGGGAGACCGGTAGTGCCTCGGTGCGCAGCAGGGTCGCGCCGTTGAACACGCCGTACCGGTTGATCACCGTGCCGTTGGCCACGGTGCCGCCAGGTACCGAGATGGTTACCAGCGAGCCGGTGGATGATGCCTTGTCGATGCCGGATTCGGTGACATCGACTGGGGTGGCCCAGGTGGTGTCGGCGTAGGCGGTGCCTACCCGGGTGGAACCGGCGAATAGCCCGATTCGGTTGCCGAGTGCGGTGATTGCGGCGCAGCAGGCGCGTCGGTGCGGTGCTTGGTATTCGGACATGCGGGGGCCTTTCTGTTGGTTACGGGGTTTCCCAGGTGGTCCATCCGCTGATGCGCGGGGTGTATCCCAGCGCGACGTTGCGGGGTGATTCGGTCGTCCATTGGTGGTCTCTGTAAGGGGCGATGACGGATTTCAGGTAGGCGCATCCGAGTTGGCCCTCGATCATCAGGCCACCGAAGGGCTGGTAATCGCCTGTGATGACGTAGGTTTCGTTGACCTGGTACCAGAGGTAGCCCTCGGTGTTGGCCGGAAGGCTGCCGTCGTCAAAGTCCCAGATGGTGGTGTTGAGCTTGGGGACGTATTGCAGGAGGCATTCGCCGACGTTCGGGTCGTGTGGGGCCGCGTCGAGGTAGTAGTTTCCGTTGATCAGTCCGATTGCGCCGTCGTTCATGTAGATGTCGAAATAGGAGGTTTCGCGTCTGCTGTAGAAGTGGATTCGGAATGAGTAGTTGTCGATGTCGTTGGGGTTGGCCATGTTTGGGTGATCCCTCCTGCGGTTACTGGTATGCGCGGCACCAGGCGCCGCCTGCGCCGCCGACGCCGCCGGGGCCGCCGAAGTTGGCACCGCCGGCACCGGCACCGCCGGGCGCGTAGCCCGTTCCGCCATCGGAGGTTTGCGTGGCACCACCCGGGTAGGTCACGCCGTTGTAGGTCTTGTCGCCCGGGCCGGGGCCGTCGTTGGCGTTGATGCCGGTGGGGTGCTGCGGGCCACCAGCGCCGCCAGCAGCGGACAGGCCCGCCCACCCGTCGCCGATAGCGGTGGTTGCCGCACCTGGGCCACCCGCGGTTCCGGCGAAACCGCCGCTACCCTTTGCGCCGCCTGCGCCGATGACGAATGTCAGGGTTGTTGTGGTCCAGGGAATGTGGATGCCGCGCTCCAAAGTGGTGGTGGCCCAGGTTCCCGGGCTGCCGGGGAAGCCGCCGAGTAGGTAGAACGTGCCCGAGCTCGCACCGCCGCCGCCAGCGCCGACCAGCGCCAGATCGAGATAGCGGCACCACACCGGGATCGGGACCACGGTCGTGCCGACTGCGGTGATCGCGGTCAGCGCTGCCGGTTGCGGACTGAACCGGGCGGTGGCGGTATCGGTCCCGATGGCTTGACTGGCGCTGGAGGGAAGCCGAACCCGCGACAGCACCGCGATATCGGCGGCCGTGGCGGCACCGACGGCGGCCCCGCGGGGGAGCATCTGCGCCATCTCGGCGGCCACGGCCGAATCAGTGGCGCGCACACCGGAGCGGGCCGAGTCGGCACCTATCCCGGCGTCTCGTGCAGCCACGCGCAGCTTCGCCCGCGCCAGGTCGGCGCCCCGGCCGGCATCACTGGCGCGTAGGCCCACTCCTGCGACGGCGAGGTCTGCGCTAACACCCTGATCGATGCCCGTGTGGGCCACCCGCAGCAGATGGGCCAGATCGGCGCCGACTGCCGAGTCCGCGACAGTGACCCGTGGCATCCAGACCCACTTGCCCATGGATGGCGGCGAGGGCGGATCGGGCTTGGTCGACCACCTACTCGATTGCCCCGAGGGCGCAGACGGATTGGTGGACCAGGGCATCAGACCGCCTTGATCGCGGCGTACCCCGCGGCACCCCAGCCGCCGGTACCGGCGCTGCCCCCGGTACCACCGGCACCGCCCGCGCCGCCGCCGCCGGGCCCGTTGCCCGGGGCTCCGTTGGCCGCACCTACCGACGCGCTGGGCGGGGTGTTCTGCCCGCCCTTGAACAGGCGCGCGGAGAACCCAAGATCGCCGGGGCCGTAGCCCACCGAGTCGCGGTTGTAGAAGCTGCCATAGGCCAGGCGCCCCAGTCGGCCACCAGCGCAGCGCAGAATTTCGCTGTTGTCGGTGCCGTTGCGGAACACGATGTCGTGGCCCGGCTTGCCGTCGGTCTCCTTGCTGCCGGGCTCGCCGCCAATACCTGTGGGTGAACCCACACGCTCGGACTGCACCGTGATCTGAGTGACGGACACCGGGATGTCGACGCCGCGCTCCAGCCGTAGCGAGTTCCAGGAACCGCCGCCGCCACCCTCGCCGGGCTTGTTCCAGCCGCCGTCACCGCCGCCGCCCCCACCACCGCCACCGCAGCCCGCCAGGTACAGCACGGTGCTGGCGCTGGGGATGTCGTAGACGGACAGGGGCAGGTTCGCCCCGGTGGGTGAGTACTCGGTCCATTGATCTGCCAAGTTGGTCGACTCGCCCAGGGCGCCCCATACCGGCGTGAATTCCACGTGCCCGCCCACCAGGGTGGGCAGGGAGGTGTAGCCGGTGCCGCCGTCCTGGGTGAAGAACAGGGGGATGTTCTGCACGACTTCCAGCACGGTCGGCATGGCCGGTGTGGTGTAGAGGCCCTGCGGGTTGCCGACCTGCAGCACACCGATGAACGCGGTGTGGCCCTTGGGCACCGTCAATCCCGGCGACGGAATTGTCAGAGCTTGCACGCGGCTGGTGCCCGATAGCCGTGCCTTGACGTTCCCGAGGTCGACGGCCTTCTGAATTTGCAGCGACTCATTGATCCGGTACACGCCCACGTAGCACTGCGTCATGCCATTGCCGGTGATGGCGAATTTCACGGTTCGATACGTGCGCTCAACACCCGGCGTGATGGGGATGAACACCAGCTTTTGGTCGGCCGGCACGAATGTCGACTGTGCATTGATGATGGGGAACGACACATCGTCGTTGATGCCTGTGGACATCCAGCGAGGGGTCAGTCGTGGCAGGTTCACAACGTCGGTGGCGTACACCGCGGCCGCGTACGCGTCATCGGCCTTCTTCTTGAGGGCAGCGGTCGCAGTGGAAACATCGACAGGACCCCTGCCACTAGATCCGTCCCCAAATACCGCGTTCCATAAGTTGTTCCACGTGTCCTTGAGGTCTTCTCCGATGTCGGTGCTGCCGATCGGGCTGTGCACCTTGGCCGGGGGCAGCTTCGGGATATTGCCCAACCCGAGTAGCCCGATGATTTCCTCGGCGGTGATCTTGCCGTCGGCGGTGATCGCGGCGAATCGCTGCTCGAAATCGGCGATGTCCGAATTGGCTTTGCCGCCAAGGGTGTCAAAGAACGATCTCCACTTGCCCAGTAGCGGCCCGAGGTTCGACATGACCGAGGTGACGTTGGAGAAGTGGATGCGGCCGGCGGTGGCGCCCTCGGTGACCACCAGGGTCACTGTCGCGGACTTGACCGATCCGTCGGTCGGCACCGTCCACGAGCCAGTCAGGCTGGCACGTATCCAGGACGAATCCGCGGCCACGGGCTGAATTTTCTTGATGACGATATCGGGGAGCTTGGTGCCATCGGTGGCAAACGGGGTGATGCACAACCGGATCGGATTGGACCCCGCTGCAGCCGAGACGCCTTGCCACATCGCCGATGCGGAGATGTCCACCGCCTGGCCGGCAGCTACGTTGAACGGGTCTTTGATGCTGATCGCATGCAGCTGGCCATCGGCGTTGAGGTAGATCGACTTGCCCGACAGGTGCCCGTTCTGGGCGGCGTCGAATCGCCAGTACGGGTTGTCCTCGACCATCTTCGGGTCGGTGAATCCGCCAGCGCCGCCCAGTAGGTCGTGGGCCACATCAGCCACCCACGACGCCGGTATAACGCCCTTGAGGAATTGGCCCGCCACCTTGGCGATAGCGGTCAGGATCGATTCGGGGTGGGCCAGATCGATGCCCGCCAGGGCGTTGCGGATACCTAGCGCCCATGTCCCTAAATCATTTTCGTCGCCGTCCTCGATCCCGGTCAGCAGCTCGACCAGATCGCCGAGACCAGGTTTGTCTTTGGCCCACTCGCGCAGCTGATCAAACGAACCCACGCCGGGAATGAGGTGCCCCATGACCGCGAGCACCACGCGACCGAGGAACTGCTCAATGAACCCCTTGCCGAACTCCTGGAGCTGTTGGGCTGTGAACGGCCTCGTGAGACCGCCGCCCTGCTCGCGGTGCACCGGGGCCGAGGGGACATCCCTTGCCCAATCGGGGATCTCGGGCTGGTTGTCGGTCACAGCGGCCAGGCCTCGATGTTGAAGTGCGACATCGCGGCGGTGGCGGTGTACGTCGATGTGCCAGTTTGGCGCTCGCACCGGATGTGCACGGTGGCCGAGGTGCCAGCGGGGATGGTGTCGTAGTCGTCGGTGGTGCTGCCGGGGCCGATGGGCTTGCCCGGTGAGAACGCCAGCCGATCAGTCTGGGCGATGCCCACGCAGCGGCCCACGATGTTGCCGTTGGCCTCGCCGTTGAGCCGGGCCAGCAGATTCACGCGCACGTCGGCCGCTTCGCCGGTAACGACCGTTTGGCCTTGTGCGCGGATGCGCCGAGGCCACGGGCGGGCAGGGATGTCGATCGCGGCCATAGTCCCGTTCGCGTTGCCCGTACCGATGTTCTTGATTTCGCCCGGGTAGAACACCTCGGCAACCTTTTGCGGCACAAGCTCAAAACCGAGTAGGTCGGTTTTGACGGCCGGAATCCACCCCGCCTTGGGATTGGTCGACAGGTCCAGTGGATTCCAGCGTGTCGCGCCGTCTTTACCGGTCTTGCCGGTGTGTAGCGCCAGGTGCATTTTCCACCTGCCGGGCGTGTTATCCGTTGGGGGAGTGATGAGTTCGAAGAATGCTGAATCGGGTGTCGTGTCTTCGGGGGCCAGTGGTGTCAGGTCGATCTTCTCGTCGAACTCGGCGTGTTTTCCGGGTGGGCCCTGCTCGACCCCGGACACTCCTCCCATGATTCCGCCGTCTTCGCGCAGCAGCACGTGCGCGACCCCGGTGCCGTCGACCGGGACCAGAGTGTAGCCCTGTCCCTGGTAGTAGCGTGCTCCGTTGAAATCGACGATAGGCCAAGCCATGTGGGTTACCTCCGGTTAGGACTGGGGGGCCAGTGTGATGACGTTGATGGCTTCGAATGCGCCAGTGATGAAGCGTTGAATCCTGCCCAAGGGGGCCTCGTCGCGGCGGCCGTCACCGAGCTGCACCAGGGTGGTCTGCTCGGTGGGGGTGATGCGCCACATGGTGTTTTCGATGTAGTCGGTGATCATCTTGGTTCGGCGGTGATACACCAGCGACATCAGGCCCCCCTCGAAAATGTCTCGGCCCAAGGCATATTGGTCACCGTTGCGGAAAGTGACCTGCGCAGTGGTAGTGCCTTGGGCATCGAAAATCGCGTTGATGAACGCGAACATGGTTTCGATGTTGTAGGGGGCGCTGGCGGTCGGGTAGAACCGCTCGATGGCCGGATGAAAGGGGCCCACCTCGTCGCGGACCTGGTACACCTGGACCATCTGGAACGCCAGGAAGCTGTTGTTCAGGAATCCCGAGAGCAGATCTGATGGGATGCCGGAGAACCCGACCACGATCATCAGCGAATCGATCAACCATGCGAAGGTGGCATTCATCAAGTCGTTCAACCACTTTGGAGATCGGCCGCCGATGATGTGTTGCCAGCCCTCGGGGGTGTGGTCGGCGATTTCGCAGTTGATGATGTTGGAGTCCTCGCCCTCTTCGGGGGCGACGACGTAGGCGTAGGGCTGCTCGAAATCGACACCGAGCTTGGGGGCGTAGAACACCCCGTTCATGCCGGGTACCTGCTGGATGACCGGCTTGAAGATGTCACCGAGTGATCCGCCGAGGTCGATGACGGTCTTGATCACCGAATCGGCAACGGTTTTGGTGGGTCCCGAGATTTGTTGGCGGTCCCGGGTCGAAAAGACGTAGGTGGGCGAATCGAGGTTGGCCCACTTGTCCGGTTGCGGGTCGCCGGGGCGCCACAGGTCCATGCGGGTGTCCACACCGTAGGCGCGGGTGACATCCTTGATGACCGTTCCGCAGGTTTCCATGCGAGCGGTCTTGGCGCACATGGGCGATGTGTCCAGGAACGGGTTGGTGCGCTGCACATAGGTGGGGGTGCGCAGCATCTTGCCGAAGGTCTGCACCGAGAGCCCGTCACGCTTGAGGGCTTGCAAGATGGTGCCCATCCATGCCCGGATGTCGCCGTTGAGTGACAGGCCGTTGTTGACGAACTCCAGCCACCCTGACTGAATGCGCAACGCGCACTCGGCGACCATGTTCTCCACGCAGGTCTGCAGCGCCCAGATGAAGATGGCGTGCGAAATGGGCTGGGCGGCAAGGGGAAGCCACCACGTCGGCCAGATCACGTAGTAGTTCAGGATGTCCCAAATGCCGCGCATCTCGACATTGCCTGTCCACGCGCCCTTTTCGTAGCGGTAGCGGTGAACCTTGGTGTAGAAGTTCTGTCGGCTGCCGGCGGTCTCCATCTCGACCCCGACCAGGGTGTTGCGGCAGTCCATGAACATCTGGATCAGCGGCGAGCTGCCCTTGAGCATCAGCTTTCCGGTGGGGCAGTCGTTGCGCGGCCGGGCGCCCGAACCCTCCATCAGGTCCGAGCCCACCGAGGCCATCGGGGTCCACATCTTGTCGCAGACGGTGAACCGATAGCTGGTGTCGACCTTTGAGTTTTTCTCGGTCAGGGCGCGGGCGGTGGTGGCGATCCGCGCGATATCGCCCGAGCGCTTGGCGGCCTCCCAGCGCTGCTCATCGGATATGGGCATCACGAGATGGCCCCTGGATCGCAGGGGCGCAACGCATTGCGCATTAGAGCGGGTATCTCCGTCGCGGCGTGCCCGAGGCGATGATCTTGGAGTCGGCGTTGCCGCCCTCGATCGAGACCTTCACGAAATACGGCTGCGCGGGATTGCCGGGTGATTTCGGTGGTATCGCCGCGTTCTTGGAAAAGCGGCCCTTGAGGTACTTGTACAGCGGGCCCTGCGGCGGGGTGATGCCGAACTGCGACTTGATCTGATCGGCGAACGCCGTACCGTTCATGCCCGCAAAGCTCATGAACTTGTCGATCGCCTCCTGGAACAAATCGAGTTCCTGCGGTGAGGGGGGCACCGAGGTCAGGTCTTGCACCAAGGTGGTGTGCACGCGCGGATCGGTGCGCAAAAACACCACCTGATTGGGTAGCAGCGGCCCGAATTCGACATATTCGTCCGAGCCGGGCCCGTCGTAGATCTTGACCTTGGTGAACGGCCCGAACAGCACGTAGTCGTCGTACATGTCCTGATCACCGATGTTGATGCGCTTGAGGAACCCGGTTTGCGCCACGGCAGCGTTATCGCCCGCGGACAGCTTGCGGATAGCGGACGGCGTTGCCTGGCTGATCACCGCACCGGCAGCGAACATGCCGTTGCCGACGCCCCGATGCGCTGCCCCCAGAGGCGAGCCCGTGCCGGTTTCGGTGACCGACAAGATCTCCATGTCGTTGCGCAGCACGCGGAACGTGCGCGGGTGATCCTCGGTGCCGCACACCAGTGTGAACTTCTCGCCCGGCAGCGGCCCGATGGGGATGGCCAGCGGCCAGCTGCGCAAGGTGGTCTCAACAAAGTTGATCGTGTAGTACAGGCGCAGGTATCCGGCGCCGTACTCGACGAACACCCCGTCGCCCGCCCAGCTGCCGTCAGGATTGCGGTTCATGCGCCCGCCCAGGATGTTTCGGCCCGAGTCGGGCACCGACCACTCCTGAAATCCCCCGTGCACCTGGGAGACGACCTGGTTATCGGTATCGGTGTCGAAATCCGGCCAGGGCCCGTTGATGACCCGGCGCCACTGGGTGCCAAACCCGTGTTCGGGGTCGTCCCACCAACGCATTTGGTCGTTGTAGGAGGTGCAGAACCCGCCGCCGGGGCCGCTGTAGCGCTGCGGAACCGCGCCGAGATCCTTGGTTTGACGATGATCGACCGCGAAAGTATCGGTCATCGCGTCGTAGGTGAACGCGAACGAGTCGGCGTGGTCGAACGACTTCCAGGTGCCGGTATCGGCCTGCAGCCGCAACGTCGCTTTCTGCGAGGTGCCCTTGCGCATAGCCGAAACCGGATCGGGTTGCCCGCCTTGGAACCAGCGCACGTCGGCCCACCAGTACCCGGCATCGTGATCGAAAAAGTCCAGTCGGGAACACTTGATGGCGTCCAGCGAATCGATCAGATGCCGATAGACCCGGCGCGTGCGCGCGGCATTGCGGCCCCGGCACTTGACCGTGAGCTTGACCTCGACCGGATCCAAAAACGCGTCGATATGGTGAACGCCATCCTCGGTCGCACCCTTCTGGGTGACGTGCTTCCATGGCGCGATCAGGCCTTCGAGGTCTATCAAATGCACGGCTTCCGGCGCCGTGTATGGGTCGGGAATCGCGTACCCGCCGATCATGAACATCTCGACCGACCCGTCATAGGCGGTCAGGCGCATCATGGGTTTTTCGCCGTTGACGAGGTGATACCAGCCATGGGGTGTGACGGGGTTGGCCGGATAACGGATCGTCACGGTCACATCCCCGGCCCGGAGTTGCGGGCCTGCTGATGGAATGCGATATCGCGGCCGGTGCCGTCCTCGGTGGCGCGGTTGTTGGTGACGTGGATGTTGGTGTCGCCCGCCTTGACGGGGCCGCCTTGGGCGTTCGGGTCGCCCTGATTCGGGTTTGGTGGCGCGGTCGCCTTGCCGGCCACGTTCGGGATCGCCGGGGCAGCACCAGCGACACCGCCGAGGATCTTGGTCAGCCAGCTCTTGTTGGCCAGCTCCGAGCCCGCGGTCGGCAGCACCGTATCCATCAAGCCCTGCACCCCGATACCTGCAGCCTGCGCACCGAACTGAATTGCCCTGTTGGCCAGCTTGATTCCGGTCTGCGCCGCCTGGCCGGCACCCGGGGCGAAGATGTCGGCCGCCGAGGCGGCCATCCCGATCGCGGTATCGATGGTGCCGCCGGCAGTGATACCGACCCCGCCTGCACCCGAACCGGTCGCCGGTTCCACACCACCAATGCGCGTCGATGACGGGCTCCACGCCTGCGCAGGCCCGGTAGCCCCACCCCACCCGCCAGCGGCCGGAACACCCGGCGTCAGGGCGGGATTAGTCAACCCCGGGTTGGTCAGGGCGCTATCGGCAAGGGGTGCATAACCGGGGGACGGGGGCGGAATCGGGGTAGGTGCAACACCTACCGAGGGCGCGACCGGGCTGTAGCCGCCGGTGGTGGGCCGGTAGTAGTGCGACGTGAATGCCGGATCGTCGGCGCCGGTTCCGCCAATGCCGCGACGTGCCGCCATCTCATTGCTGCCCCAGTTGATGTTGGTGCCGCCCGGTAGCGTGGCTTGCATATGCTGCGGGTTGAAGCCGACCCGGAAGTCCCCCGGCCCACCCATGCCTGGCACAAATCCGCGTTGTGTGAGCCATTCGGCGGCGTTACCGGTCCACATCGAGGCCCCAGCGGTGGGGCGACCATCCATCAGGTTGACCAGATCCTCGACCGCTGACGAGCAATCAGCCAGCCCCTTGGTCAGGTCGCCGCGCCCTTCTTGGGTGTAGCGGCCTGCGGGCACATGCGCCAACAGCGCCGCATCACCCGGGTACGGGGCGTAGCCGCCCTGCGCAGACGCCACTGATCCGGGGTATCCGGCGCCGGTATACGCGGCAGACTCCGGCAGGCCGGTGTACTGCGGCCCAAACACGCCCTGGGCGGCCAGGATGCCCATGGCGCCGTATCCGCCCTTGGACGGGTTGAGCTGGCTGACCGCGCCGAGCTGGCCAAGGATCGGGGCCGCCGCCATATTGGCCAGGAACTTGGTTAGGTTCTCGGCCAGCCCCGGTAGGCCCTTGGAGATGCCGAAATCCTTGTCCAGTGCCGCACCGATCTGGCCCATGCCGTCGGCGAGGCCCTGCGTCGCGCCCTCCAGTTTCTTCCACGTACCTTGCTGCGCCTCGGCCAGTTTCATCTGCGCCGAGACGTACGAGCGTTCGGCGTCGGCAACCTGATTGCGCGCTCGCAGTAGTGCGTCCTGATCGGCGTTGCCCTGCTGCTCCAGCCGGATCAACGCAATGCGGTCTTGCTCCAGAGAGTTCTTGGCCCGGATCGCCGATGACTCAGCGTCATACACCCGCATGGGGTCGACCTCGTAGCGACCGAGCCCGGGGCCGCCTTTGGGAGATGAAACGAGCACCCCGGGCGCTGCGGTGGGCGCGCTCGCCAATCCTGGTGGCATGGCGACGGGCTTTGACTCCACCGACCAAAGACTCGGATCGATCGGGGGCTTGGTCTTGTCGTCGTCCCCGGCCGGTGCGATCGGCTTTCTGTCGCCTGCCTGCGGACCGTTATCGACAGCATTGCCGCGCTGGGCATCTGGCGGGGGCAGGGCGGTCCCGGGGGCGAGCGCGCTGCCGAGCAGTGTGCGTGCTGAGTTGTCGCCGGGTGCTGGAGGCAGGACGGTTGAGCCCGCGCCCGGCGCACCGGGAAGGGTGTTGGCCAGGATGTCGGTACCGGGATGCGTACCGCCGAGTGGTGCGGCGTATTGCGGCGGTGGCGGTGAGGAACTGAACAGATCCTTGATCATCGTCGGGATGTCCCTGATGACAGGCAGATCCACGAACCAATCCGAGATACTGGTCTTTAGGTCGGTGAACCATTGATCGACCGTCTTGGTTGCGCTCTCCCATTCGGACTTGAACGTCTCCGTCGCGGTCTTAGTCGATCGCTGCGAGGTGTCTTGCAGATCCTTGAACTGGTTTTTAGCCGGGTCGAGGTCGAGTTTGTTGACAGCATCGCCCATGTCCTCCCACTGCGTGCCGAAAAGGCGTTGCCACACAAGGGCTTGCTGAACCGGGTCATCAAGATTGCGTAGTCCGGTGAGCACCGCTGCAAATGCTTGGTGTGCTTGCTCGCCGCCCGCGGAGAAGCGCCGTCCCATCTCGTCGGCGTTGAACCCCAGCGCCTCGAAACCTTCCTTGGTCGACTTGCTGCCGTCGACCGCGCGGATGCTGAATTCCTTGAGGGAGTCGGCCACCTTGTCGGTGTCGCGGGCACCGCCCTCGATGCCCTGCTTGAGCAGCGTCATTGTCTCGCTGCCGGTCAGGCCGAGCTTGCGGAATTGCGTGGAGTACTCGCCGATAGAGTCGAGCCAGTCGCCGGTTACGTCCAGGCCCTTCTGTGAGCCCGCGGTGATGATGTCGAGTGCTTCGGTGACGCTATTGGCAAGGCCGGTGCGCATGAGTTGGGTCGCGGAATGCGCGAGCTCTTGCGGGGTCTTCTCGACGACCTGCGCCACACCTTGGAGCTGCTGAATCGTGTACTGAATTTCGTCATCGGGGGAGTTGGGCTTGATCAGGTTGTTGCGCAAGGCCGCTTGAGCGACGCTGAGGTTGTCCGCTACGGAGGCGCCGAAGTTGTTGGCGTAGGACTGACCGGCGGCCTTGGCGTAGTTGCTCATCGAGGTGTCATCCAGACCCATGCGGCCCTGGAACAACTTGGTGGTGGCCGTGGTGGCCATGCCTTCGGCAATGGCGTTGGAGAGCCGACTTCCGACAAGAATGCCTACGGCGGTCAAGCCCAACAGGGCCGCGCCGATTGGCCCGCCAGCGGTGCCGAGTCGGGCGATCGAGGCCGCGCTACTCACCCCGTGGGTGAATCCGCCTGAGAACCCATTGCCCATGTCGCGGCCGAGCTGGGCGGCCTGGCCAGCCTGGGCGCGCATGCCGTCAACAAGGTTGGTGTTGTTGCGTCGGCTCGCCTCGTCGGCAGCTTCTTGATACTCGCGGTATGCCCGCGTTGCGTCCCGGACAGCACGAGCCTCGGCGCGCCGCGCGTCGTTGACTTTCTCGGTCTGGCGGATGATCCGTGCGCCGTCGGCGTCGCGGTCGCGTAGCCGCTGTAGTTCGGATTCCTCGGACTTGAGTTTCCCGACGGCCGATGCTGCCTTGTCGTAGGCATCAGAAGCCCTGTCGCCCATGCGCTTAAGGGACTTCTCGACATCCTTGGAGCTACCCGCCAGCGCGTTGGCGAAATCGCGGCCGGCATCCTTACCCGCGTTGCCGAACGTGCGGGTGGCGTCATCGGCGACCCGCTTCCACGACCGATGATCAGCGGCGGCACCGATGGGTATCTGCACGGACATGGTTCACCTCCTGATCATTGGTCGCCAAACACGTCATCTAGCAGCTCTTCTCGCGCCGACTCGATGAATTCGTTTTCAGCGGAGTCAAGTTCGTGCTGTCTGCGAGACTCCAGCGGCGATGAGTACTTGGTGTACATGTATTCGTGCGGGGTGCCCGCGTACTGGCTGGCCCGGTATGCCGCGAGCTCGTTGTGTGTCTCGGCGGCAATCTTCTGCATGACCGTCCAGTCGCCGTCGCGCCCAAACGGCGGCGGCGCATGGGTTTTGAACTCTGAGTCTTCGGGCAGCTGGTGGATCAGCGACAGTAGTTGGCGGCTGGAAAGCACCAGGGCGCCGCGCTCATCGCGGGTGCCCTGGTGCCAATCAGCGATGCGCACACCGCGAAAACGAAGATCAGCCTCGATCGCATTGGGCCAACGGCACCACAGCGCTACTGCCTCAATTACTTTTGGAGTCGATCTTTGTCCGCTCCTCCAGCTGGCGCTGCATCACCTTCCAGTGCGTATCGATCTGGCCGGGAACACCACCCGCGGCGAGGAACTTGGCGTAGATGTCCTCACCCATGAGTGCGATGCACAGCTGCTCGTCGGGGTCGTAATCCTTGCCGTCCTTGAGATACGGGTACACGTTCTGCTCGATGGTCTTGCCGTCGATGAAAGGATGATCGACCGTTTCCTTGTCGAGGGCCTTCATGTCCCGCTGGTAGTCGCGGTACCGCTTGCGCTGCTCGGTATCGAGAAACGCCGGGTTGGGAAGTTCCCACATCTCGCCGTCGCCGAGATCAAAGGGCACACCTGCCATGAATCCGAGGTGATCGGCGGCCTGCTCGCGTGCCTTTCTGGGGTCGACGGGGTGTAGAACGTCCTTGGTGTCTTCGGTGCTCATGGTTGTTCCTTTCGGGCTGGTGGGCTTGGGGTTTCGGGCTGAAATGGGGATGGGGCCCACCTGGCGGGCGCAGCCCGACGCCCGCCAGGTGAGGGTTCATCAGGCGATGGTCGCGGCGGCAGACTTCGGGGTGTAGACCGAAGCGCCGTTGGTGCCGGTCACCTTCACGCGGAACTTGGTCGCACCGGCTGCTACCGCCTTGACCTTGACCGTGGTGTTGCCACCCGAGGAGACCGCGGGCCCATCGAGCTCTGCGGGCAGCCAGGTGGTCCCGTCATCGACGGTGCTTTCGGCGGCGAAGGTGAACGGATCACCGGCGCCCGTGGGGTCGGCTAATACGATCGCGGCCTTACCGGCAGCGCCGGGGGTGACCGTCGGCGGGGTGTTCGACACCTTGGGGGCGCCCTGAATCGTGGTCCAGCCCTTGCCGCCGACCCATTCGCCATCTAGGCCGGGAATCAGGATGTCCGGGTTGCGCGGATCGGGGATCAGGAAGAACGGGTCAGGTTCGAGCGAAAACTCCAACTCGGCGGCGTCGGCGTCTTCCTTGTCCATCTTGGCCGCGCCGATCTTGGTCAGCTTGCACAGGGGGATGGGCTCGACGGTGTACAGCTTGCCGCCGGCCCGGGACCGTGCGCGCACCAAAAGCAGCTGCCGGGGAACGAAATCGGCTTCCAGCGGGGTGCCGACGAAAAAGTCCTTCTGACCGGCGTCCTCGACCAGCAGGTTGCCGTCCTCGTCCTGTAGCGGCAGGTTGTTGCGCACTCGCTTGACCAACGGCTTGAGCGATTCGATCGGGGTGAACTTCACCGTCTTGCCGATCTTGGTGATGTCGTTCTCGATCGGGAAGTTCGACTGCAAGATCTCCAGCGGACTGACATCGACGTTCGGTTCGCGCTCGGGGCCACCGGTCTTGGTGTTGGCACCCATGAACAGCCAGCCCTGGTTGGGCTCGGGGTTGGTGCGCCATTCGCCGCCGATCTTGCGCTGCGCGAACAGATCCGGGCGTAGCTTGCCGTCCTCGGTGAGCGGGTTGAACACGTGCGGGCTGATATCGGTCGCGGCGCCGCGGTAGTCGCGGATCAGCACGGCCACCAGTGGGCCACGAATGGCGAACCGGTTATCAACGTCGTTGAATCCGCCGTCGCTCCAGTCAACGCCGGGTGTGGGTTGCGTCATGTGACGCTCCTTTCATGGGTGAGGAACCGGAAAGGGGAACAGATTCCGGCGATTTGGTGCGGCACAGCGCCGCGACGCGATCGAGGGACCGCGACGTTTAGATGAAGGACAAGCCGAGTTCGCAGATCGCCTTGAGGCGAAAGGCGTTGTCGGCCTTGTATTCGCGCAGCGTGGAGAGCTGCTGAAAGTCGATGTAGTCGACGTTGGCGAGCGTGCCGTCGGGCATGGGCACATCGACGATCTCGCTGCCGAGTAGCATGATCCGCCGATCGGTCTTGGCGCCCTCACGCTGCGCCTCGGTGATCGTCTTGCCGAAGGTGTGGATCGACAGGACAGCGGTGCAGTAGAACAGGTTCGCGTCGTAGGTGCCGTCAATCATGTTGACCTGGCGGAACGGCAGCGGATCGTCGGGCTTGCGTTCGATGTCGCAGGGGCCCAGCGGTGCGAGGTGGGCGAGCATCATCACGATCGCGTTGGGGGGCATCTGCTCATGCAGCGCGACGGTCATCAGTCGGGCCTGTTGATGACATCGGCGGCGGTGCCGCCGAACGCGATGGCGGTGCGGGCCGCGACGGCGAATTCTGGTGTGGGGCTGGTGCCCCCGGTGCCGTCTTCGATCCAGTGGGCTTTGAAGTTGTCGTTGACGACCTTGGTGTCATCGTCACGGCCCTTGCCCTGCTGCACTTTCCACGCCGCGCCGTAGTCGCCGTGATCGACCGGCGAGATGGACTTGGCGTGTGCGGCCATCTCCTTGCCGACGCGCGCCTTCTCGGCTTTGGCTTGCGCCGAGGTGTGGATCGCCTTGTCGATCTCGGACTGCGGCACACCCAACGCGACCAGTGGGTTGGGTCTGCGATCTGCGGCCATCAGCCGACCCTGCGCTGGCAGGTACAGAACACGTGATCTTCGCGGCCGTCGAGGTCGAATTCGAGTACCGCGTCACCGACCATGCTGTGATCGCGGTCCAGGTGGCGAATCCGGTGCGCCGATCGGATGTCGGCGACCGCGACGGGCGCGGCGGCACCACTGCCGTCAACAGCAGGTATGTGACCATCGATGACCGGTAGGAACGCCCACGATTGCTCAGTGGTTGTGGTGGTGATGCCCTGGTTGTCCTGGGCCGTCGACTGCACTTCGAACAGGCAGTTATCGACCCACACAACGCGTTCGGTGACTTGCGGCTTGCGGTACTCGTCCAGGATCGGGTCGCCCTGCCCGTCGAGCACCGGGACATCCCACACGATCGCGAGCCGCTGCCCGCCCAGGGTGTCCATCAGTAGTCACCCCTGGGGAAGTGGCCGCGCGCCTTGGCCTGTAGCGCCAGGCCGAGCATGCGGTAGTGGCGGCGTGCGATGAACTTCTCGACGGCTTCGCGATCGATCGCAGCCTGTTTGGTGCGATGACCCACCGTCTTGGTGAACGATGAGACCGGGCCAAACTCGCCATACATCAGCGCGTCCCGGGTGACCTCGAATGTGACCACCTTGGCCGCCGGGTCATCGTCGGCAATGGCCGGTTTCTTGTCGCGTATCCAATCGGAGACGACCGTCAGTAGAGGCGCCGCCACCAGTTTCTCAGCTGCCGACAGCGGCCGGAACCTGGCGGCGAACGCCTCTACGTCAAAGAAGTCGGTCACGAAACTAGTCCGTGGCCTCGATCAGCGCCCACAGGTCGTCCTTCTCCTGTGCCTCCAGCTCGTCACGGTCATACGTGCCGTTGGCCATCAGCCAGTCGACCAGGACGGCCTTGGTCGCGGCCTTGAGGGGCTTCTTACGGGGCGCATCGCCTTCGGTACCGGTGGCCTGGCTCGGGTTCCCGGAATCGCCTGCGGTGGAGCCGGGATCGCCATCCCCACCGTCGCCGCTGTCGGTGTCGCCGTCATCGGTGGCATCCGCCTCGGCCGAGTCGCTTTCGGGATCGGTCGATTCGGCCGGCAGCTCAACACCGAGCGCACCGACGGCGAGGCCGCGCTGGACCTCTTCGTCGGTGAGCGTGACGAGTTCGCCGAAGAACGCGCGCCGCCGAGTGCCTGCGGGCGTGAGATATTCCCATGTCGCCGCAGTCACCCGATGTTCTGTGACCTCGGGCATTACGGGGCGCCCTTCAATCCGGTCACCTTCTTGACCGCGTACGGGTCGGTGACGCCCATGATGGGCAGCACCGAAGACTGGACCCAGTTCTGCTTGGTCTTGGGCTCGCGCCAGGTCTCGGTCGAGAGCATCTGCTCGTAGTCCAGGAACCCGACACCGCCGCGCACACCCGCGTAGGCGCTGCCGTTGGCGACGCGGTTGGACCGGAACATCGAGATATCGGCGTCGGCCAGGATCTGCGGCAAGTCCGGTCCGTAGGCGATGCGCAGGTCCGCGTACTGCACGGGGTTGACGACCCACACGTTGTAGACGTAGCCGAGCTCTTCAACATCGGCGGCCAGCTGCGCGGCGATGATGTCGGCGAATGGCCGGGCGTTGTTCGGGGTCGGGTTGTTGCCGGTCAGGGTGACGTTGCCCCAGTCGTGTCCGGGGATGACACCCGCGCCGCCGAGACTGGCGATAACGGCCTCCAGCACGGCCACGGTGCGCTGATTGATCTTGCGCACCAGCGTGTTCGCCAGCTGTGTGGTCAGGCGGTCCATCTGGGCGCGGTCGTTGCGCCGGATCGCCTCATCGGACATCCAGAACTTGCCACCCCAGTCCTCGGACTTGGCGACCTCGGGCTGGGTGCGCTCACCCTGCACGATCGTGTACTCATCGGACGGGCCGCGCTGTTCCACATCGTTCTTGGTGTACAGCTCGTTGATGCGGATCACGTCGTAGATGATCGCCCCGGCGGTGGTGCTCGCCCCCGAGGACGAAAACAGTTCCGGGGCAATGAACTTCTGCAGCGTCAGGTCCGAGAGCCGCTTGGTGATCCGGCCGGGCTGCTTATATGCCAGGTCGACCGAGATCTTGTTGTCATTGATGACCGGCGCACCCAGCGGGTACGCGACGGGAGATGTTGTCATGGTGGGTAGCCCTTTCCTAGTAGAGGCTGATCTCGGCGTCGGCGCCATCGGTGGCCGCGGACAGTGCGTAGCCAACGGCGACGCCGCTGGCGAACTTCTTGGCCTTGCCGGCCGTGCCGACCTCGACCTCATCGAATGCGGCGAGCGCGCCGTCGGCGGTCACGTAGGTGACACGCGAATTGCCCCGCGCCACACCAACAATGTCGCCGCTGGCCGCGTCGTACTTGGAGACGCCGCATACCCGGCCCGCCGCATCAGCGGGGGCCACGGCGATGTTGCCGGTGGCGGTGCGGTTGCCGCTGATCTTGAGGAACCGCTTACCGGTGATGGCAGCTGTGGCGCGGCCGGTGATGTCGCGGCCGGGCTCGTAGACGCCCACGTTCTCGTTGGTCATGATCTATTCCTTCCCTTCCGAACTCGGCGCGGTGGGCGCGGAGTCAAACCAGCTCAGGTCATTGGGCACCGGACCGTCTGCGGGCTGCGTGGAGTGCCCCGTCTCGGCGAGAGGGACCACCCCGGGTGCCAGCGCGGCCAGCACGGCGGTGTGGCCCTCGCGGTCGGCGGCGAGCGCCTGCAAGTGGTGCTCGCGACGCGCCGGGGCGACCTTGCCGTCAGCGATGGCCTGATCGACCACACGCTCGTCACCCTCGCGCAACTGCTGTGCGCGCGCCTCGGCGCCCGCCTGCGCGGCCGCGACGGTGGCCTCGTACTGGGCCCGCTCGACGACCGTCATACCGGCCTTGGCGAGCGCCGCCGTGGCCTGCTCCAAAGTCGGTGCAGCGAGCGGGGTTTCGTCACTTTCCTGGCCGTCGTCAGCACGCTCTTCGAGCGCTTCGGCGGCAGCAGACAAAATGGTCTCGTCGTCGGCGTCGGCATCGATACCGAGCAGCTTGGCGAGGCCCTCATTCAGGGTTGCCACAATGGGCTCCTTTCCTCTGTTGACCTCGCCCTTCTCGGGCCGAGGGGTCTTGTTGTGCACCAGCGGAATTCGTGGCGCAGGCGCGGACTGGCGTCCGGCATAGCGGAACGCCGACAGATCGAACACCGATGCACGCGCGGCAGCGGACTTGGAGTCAGGCTCGGGCAACTCGACGACACGATCGGCCAAACCGGCCTCGACCGCTTCGTCGGCGAGCAGCCAGGTTTCCTCAGCCATCACCGCGAGCCAGTCCTCGACGGTGCCCCCTGCCCGGTCGGCGTAGATCTGCGCAATGTTGCTGTTGTGCTGGGCCAGTCGCGCCGCGCTCTTCTCCATGGCGCGGGCATCTCCCACACAGGCCGCCCAGGCGTTGTGCACCATCATCTGGCTGTTGCGGTTCATCACGATCTCATCGCCGGCCATCGCGATCACCGAGGCGATCGAGGCCGCGAGGCTGTCGACCACGACGGTCACCGTGGCGGGGTGATCACGTAGCGCGTTGAGGATGGCGATGCCGTCGAACACCGAGCCGCCGGGGCTGTTGATGCGCACCGTGATGGCATCGTTGTCGATCGCGCTCAGGTCGCGGGCGAACTGTTCGGCGGAAATGCCGTACCACGAATCGATTTCGTCGTAGATCAGCAGCTCGGCCGGGCCGTCATCGGTCTTGGCAGCATTGCGGATGCTGTACCACGGGGGCCGTTGGCCCGCCGTGAGATTCTTGGTCACCACAGCGTCGGGTCTCCGTTCCTCGTGGCCATGCTGGCTCCACCGGGGCGCGCTCGGGTATGGGTGCGCACACGCACCGGCCCTCCGCTGTTGCGGGGCGCGGCGGCGGATTCGTCGTCGGGCTCCGGTTCGGCCTCGGGCGCGTTGGGATCGGGACCGGGTAGGCCAGTCGCCGAGCGGATGAAGGCCTCAAGACGGGCGTCGGGTGTCAACAGTCCTGCGTTGACCAGCATTTGCAGCGCCGCGGCGGTAGCGTCCTGGCGCGAACCGATCTCATCGAACACCAGCAGCGGGGCCGGTTCGTCCTCACCGAAATTGAGGTCGACCAGATCCTCGACGATATGGGCTTGTGCGGTATCGCGCACGTCCTCGGCTTCCGTCTGGACCGACTGTACGAACGTGTCGGCCTGCACGCTAGCCAGGGCATGGGAGCCGCCCTTGCTGTCCAGATTCAGGAAGTGCGCCAACGCAACCAGCGCCATTTGGTGGTCGTGGTATTCGATCGCACGGCGGGGGTCCATCGGGGTGCCCGATGGTGACATGATCCCAGCCTCTTGGCCGTCGGCAAGGGCCAAGCCTGCCGACTCGCCACCGCTGTACTTGGAGGCGATATCGAGTAGCGCATCCATGCGCTCTTCGTCTTGAGAGTCGTTCTCGTTGCCCTTGATCCAGGGGACGCCGATGCCGTGGCGACGGGCGGCGGCGGCCTCGATGCGCATCAGCTCGTCTTTAAGCTTCCAGTGTTTGTAGGCGGGCCGTAGCAGGCTGTTGCCGATCCACACACCCGGATCGGGTTCGTGTGCATATACGACGAGCCGGTCGACAGGGATGGTCGAATTAAGTAGCCCGCCAGCCGGTACCGCCAATCCGCTCGATGTCATCGAGAAGGCGCTGGAGGGCTGTTGCTCGATCGAGACCAGACCGCCGTCGCGGTCGACGTTCCACTTCGAGATGGTGGCCTGGGGGCGGGGAGCCAGCTTGCGCAGCACCGCGCGGGTGTTGGCGCCCTCACCTTCGATGCGGTAGACCTGCTCAAATACCGAGTGCCCGTAGCGCAGAGCCATGAGAGCCTGCTGCAGGTGCTTGTCCCACGAGAACCGGCCACGGGTCCGCGTCTGGGGTGATCCCTCGTCGGCGGCACCCTCGATAGGTAGACCCAGATTGCGGGCGATGAACTCGGTGACCTCATCGCTGGCGCCGTTCTGCCGGATACGCCACGCGGTGCGCCGAATAGGCAGCCCAATAGCCCTGAGTACCGAGGCAATTCGGGCGTCCTCGCGGACCATGCGCGTGTAGGTCCACACCGACAGCGGCCAAATCAGGTCGGCGGTCTGCTCGAACTGGTCGATAGGGCCACCCCACCCGGTTGCGCCGGCCGAGCTGAGCACGTACCCCTGTTCGGTACGCGGGGCGGCGGTCTTCTTCGGTGCCTGCTGATCGGCCATGCTCGCCCCCTTTCTCAGAATGCGGCGCTCATCGCGTCGAAATCGGCGCTATGCCGGTGTGATTGGTGCTCTCGTGCGGCCCCGGTGCGGGCGCTGACGGTCTTGGTGGGTGCCTTGACGCCGAACTTCAGTAGTGCCCAGTGCGCCATCGAGACGCACACCAGCGGTGTTCCAGCGCCCGTGTAGTCCTCTGCCCAGATGAAGTCACCTTGTGGCAGCTCTTGCATGGTCGCGCTGACCACCGAGTCATTCAGGACCGGCTGATCACTGTGGGAGAGCTTGCCCGCCAACGCATCATCGAGCAGTCCACCGCAGGCGAGGGCAATTTCGGGGGTGCCGATCATGTTGGGCTCGATGCCAGCGGCTGTCAGTAGCGGTTCCAGGACGTTGGCAGTGTTCTTCCGGTCGATCACCAAGGCGATGGGGTTCCACTCGGTCACCTTGGCGATCAGGTACTTGGCGATCTCGGTGTGCGAGCCGTTGCGCAGCGGACCTACCTCAATGTGGCTGCGGCCGTCAGTGGCCCACTGCGCGGCGGTGATCGACCACGCGTCACGGTTGCGTGCGCGGCGCACCGCGATCACGCGCGAGCCGATGAGCTTGGCGTCGGGATTGGCCATATCGCCCCATATCGCCTCGGGAATCGGCGAGCTGATCTCTTCCTCGTCGGGCGGGTAGTCACCCCAGCCGAGATAGTCAGCGTCGAAAATCGCGCGCTGCTCCAGGGTTTTGGCCTTCTGCAGCTTGGAGCGGATCTCGCGCTCGTTGGTCGCCACGCCGTAGGACGGCTGGGCCGCTTCCCAGGTGTCCGGTTCGTTGCGCGGCATGTCTCGGGGTGCGGCGTACAGCGCGTAGTACAGGTCCGGGGCCTGCTGGTGCCCGAGGCGGTGCATGCCGGTCAACGTGTGGCACTTCGGGTGAATGCTGGCCACCGGTGAGGTCGAGATGTACACCGTCTGCGGATTTTTGGCCGCCGACTGGGCACCAGTGAGGTTCTGTTCTTCGCCGGGGTCGATGTCATAGGCCTCATCGACGATCAACAGGTCGATCTCGGTGTATCCGCGGCCGAAGTCTTGCGAGCGGGGACCGAACTCGGCCTCGCACACGATCTGGCCGGTGTTCGGATCGCGCAGCTTGATCACGCCACGGTTCCCGGCCTTGGAGGGCTTCTCGGCCAGCCTCTCGCGTAGCCACGGCACGCGATCGATCACGGCCCACACGCGCTTGAACACGTCGTAGGCGGTCGACCAGCGCTGGGCGGTGTAGATGATGCGCGCCGAGCGCAGCACGTACATGTGGAACAAGATCAGCAGAACGATTAGCAGCGTCTTGCCTTGCTGGCGTGTGCATTCGATACACACGTCGCGGTGAGTCCAGAGCCGGATAGGTGGCCGTCCCTCGCGGGCGGCGTCCTCGATCTCTTCGACGGTAGCGTCCTGGACCGACAAGATGCCCTGTAGCGAGCGCCATTGCCACGGCATGGTGCGCAGCCCGATGTCGAACCCGAACCGGCCACACCGGTCGGCTTGCGCCGACTCGTCGCCGGGGTGCCGCGACTCGAATTCCGGTGTCTGGCGGCCCTTGAGGCGTGGCCAGGACCCGACCCAGGCCGGAAGACCCGCCTTAGTACTTTTCGAGCGGGCTTGCGCCATTGGGCTTGCTCGGTGCCTTGCCGCGCCGGGCGTGAACCGCCGCGATGAGCTTGCGCAGCTGCTCGGACTGAGCGCGCTGCTGTATCAGCACGTTGTTCACGACGACCTCCGTCGTCTCGGTGCCGATCTTGACCTGTAGCCAGGCCTCCCGGTCGCCATTGAGTAGTGCGTTCATGCGGGCGAGGTAGTCGGCGGCGTACCCGGCCTGCTCAATGAGAATGCGCAGCGAGAAGGGGTCGCCCGGTTCGGACAGATCGTCGATGAGCTTCTGACCGGGAGTCTTGCTGGCTGTTTGCTTCCGGGCGGCACGCTTAACTGGGGTGTTAGCTGGCTTTGCTGCCTGGTTTGCCGGTTTGCGGGTGGACATTGCTATCCGTGATCCGAAAAAAAATCCTGACGGGAGCCTCCGGGGGTCAGGAAGGCCCCCCGCCCGGATAATTTCAGGGGGAAGGGCTTTGACCTGCGGTTATGGCACTTTCGGGCGTGTGCATCGGTGCTGGTCAGGGGCTTTTCGGCCCATCGGCTGGCGATCACCACGACATCACACCTCCGTCGTGTTTGCTGGCAGGGTCAGGATGTTTGCTGTGCGACTGGTCGGCGTACCACCGCTTTGCTGCCTGCGCCATGCGCCACGGTCGCTCGGCTTTGCATCGAGCCATGACCACGCTCTGACCAGGATCGATCGTGATGACCTGCGCGCCAACGGATCGGTAACGCGCGAGCAGGCCCTCGCCGGGCATGGAGTGGATCAGGTACACATCGCACTGGCCCGCCAACGTCAGCGCCGTATCGATCGCGGCCAGCCGTGCGGCCTTGGTGACCGAGCGGACGTGCTGCGGCGGGTCGTGTGGATCTCCGCCTGCGGGCGTGAGTGCCGAGGCGATGGCGTCGTAGTCGATGGTGATGTCGCCGTGCTTGGCGTGCTGTCGTACCCATGTGGACTTGCCGGCCGCAGGCGGGCCGGTCACCAGGTACAGGGTCACCAGTCCATCGCCAGGTTGTCGGCAGTGAGGACGGGCGCGGTGGTGATGCCCAGTGACGCAAGGACACCGGACCACTCGGATGGATGAACGTCGAGCACCGCGGGCCGGTGGGCGTCGTGCCTGCCGACCTGGCGCTGACTGTTGCAGATGCCGTGCAGTAGGCGATCGGCGCGCTGTCCGCCGAATGCCCGAGCCTGACTATGGTCTGCGGCCAGTTGCTTGCGGTCCCAGTTGCGCTCCAGCAAGGGCGCTTTGAACATCGGTAGGCCACACCACCAGCACAGTGTGCCGTCGACGTGACGGCGCAACAGGCTCTCGGCTTGCTGCTGGTGTTTCCAGCCCAGACCGCGATCGGTGGTGCTGGCCTTACGGCCGGGCCTCGGCGACATAGGGCTCATCCATGATCAGCGCATCCGACGAAAACCCTTGGCGGCCAGCGCTTGCATCGGCCTCGGCGTGCGCTGGTGGTGCAGTAGGCGCTGGCGCGACCTTGACGGGTGCGACGGATGGCTCGCTGCCGTCCTGCTCCACATCCAGCGTCCAGCCGTTGGCGCGGGTAGTGATGGTCATCGTGGTGTCCCCGATGGGCTGGCCCAGCTCGGCCAGCGTGCCCGCCTGCGCGAGAGTGACCATCACAGCCAGGCCCCAACCCTGCCCGCCGGATTGGCGCTTAAGGTCGGGGATATCCGGCGGCGTGGAACGCCACTTACCCGGGTCGGTGTCCATGAGGACCTTGCCGTCGACGGTGATCTTGATATTGCTCATTGGGCTAGGAACTTTCGTAGTTGGCGGGCATCGATCGTCACGTCGTCGGTCTTGCCGACCGTCAGCACCAACAAGGGCGTGACGCGCTGGTGGTCGGTGCGGTCGTACAGCGTGACGATTCGGGTGCCGTCCGGCGCTTCTGCGGCGTCCTGGCGCAGCTGTGCCGCATCGGCTTTCGTGAGTACATCGAATTCGCCATCGATGACCGACCCAAGGGCCTCGGCCCAGAGCTTTGCGGCCTGGCCGATCATTTCCTGCGCTTGAGCCTCTGGCATGCCGGTGGAGCGGAAGCCGGGAATTGGGATCGTCCGCGGGCCCGACTTCTCATCGCCGGGATGTGGTAGTGCGCCAGCTGCGAACGTGCGGGTGAGCAGATCCACCAAGAGCTGATTGGCCATCAGGGGAACGGGTTTCCAGGTGCTTGCATGTGGTGTCTGAACTTGTCGCCAGCGCTTCGCCCGGCCGCGGCATGTGCATATTCGACCTTGACGGTCCAGCCGCGCGACGGGTCGAGACGATTCGCAAGCCTGCGCAGCGCGCGGGCAATGGTGCGCTTCATGAGTCCCCCTCGGGCTAAGGGATGAGGTTGGGCGGAATGGACATCGCCCCTGAAACGACGAAAACCCCAGCTAGGCCGGGGTTTTTCATGCGATGGACATAGTTGTCCCACCGACATGTTGAGCGCCATTTTGCCATACGTGCAGGTCGGGGGGACTATCCAGTGGCCCGCGTGTCGCAGAACCCTAGGCTGACTACTCCCACTTCCGCCAGGTCAATCCTCGATTTCAGGAATGCCCGGAAACGGGCGCCGCACATCGCTACAGTTCCAAGCGTTCCAACGGAATCATGTAAGGATCGCGGGGGCGGGTATGGGTGCCTTTTTTATGGTTGTCTGTGTCCTTGCGGGGGCCTTCATACTGTTCTGGGTTGTGACGTTCATCCTCAGAGAGGTGTACTTCCGTAGCCAAGAGTTCTTGGCGCACAAGAACAACATCGCGTCGTTCGTCGCGGAGCACAACGAACTTGCCGCCTATACCGAGGAAATTCGCAGCAACGGATTGTTCCAGCTCGGCTTTTCGTCCACGGGCATGCATGCGCACCTCGCATCGTTCCAGAACACTAGCCATTGGAACTACCGTCGCGATCGAAATATGGCGAGTTACCAAGCACCTAACGTGCACAACTGCTCACTACAGGTCGTGCGCAACGCTAGCGCTGACCCTCTCAAGTACTTGATGAAGTACTTCAACATCAAGCCAAATGAGACCCAACTCGCCCAGGCCGAAGATCTAGGCGACAGCATTACTCGACTCGAAGCCGCCCTCGCCAACCTTCAACAGCGCGAGCAGAGCATCACCGAATCGATCAACCCGCCGGCGTTCATTCTCTGGCTCTACAAGGATGCGTTTATGCGGCATGTGGGGGTGAATCTGTCAACGATTACCGTCCCGTACCCGGTGTATATTTTCGAGTACGTCAGCGCAGGCGGAAATAGCTCTCAGCGGGCCACCATCACGTTGAACGCTCCAACGATCGACGTTCTCGTAGAAACCCTTTCGCAAAAGATCCGATGGCGAAAGAGTGTCGCCGGGCAGCGCGCCATGATGACCTCCAAGCTGCGCGAAACCATCAAGTCACGAGATAACTACACGTGCCAATCCTGTTCAGTGTCGCTCGCTGCAGAGCCGCACCTCCTTCTTGAGGTGGACCACATCATTCCGGTATCCAAGGGCGGCATGACAGCGATAGAGAACCTGCAGACGCTGTGCTGGCGCTGCAACCGAACCAAATCGAACAAGCTAACGTCCCGTACTCAGTGAGCATCACCGCGTTTGTTGCGCTGCCACGCAGTGTGCGCGGCCATGAGTGCCGAGGCCAGCGCTGGCGCGTCCTGCACGGGCAGCTTGTCGGGCACGTTGCGAATGGCCACCTGGTCGCCGTGCGGGCTGATGCGAACGGCGCCGTCAGACCATGGTTGTGCGGTGATGGGCACCCGGACGTATTGCCGGCCGGACTCGTAGGTCTCGACCTCGGGTAGTGCGATCACCACATGCCCCTTGGTCTTGAGGGCGTCGGTCAGTATCGAGGCGATGATGTCGGCGACCTGCGCCTGCGTGTAGAGAACGGTCTCGGTCTGACCTTGGGCGCCGATTGTCACACCTCGGGTTATCCCGAACAGGTTCGGGATGCTCTCGATGACCTCACGAATGGCCTTCCGGGCGTCCATTCGCCAGTTCTACGCCGAGAGTCCGACATGACGGCCAGATCGCGGTCAGGATATGGAGATCTGGCGAACACGGGCCGACCCACCGACCGAGGCGTGGCGTCCCATGGTCGATGTTGCTCCAAGATCGCGGTACCGCGCGAGGGGCTTCATGCTGTGTCTACCAGCGGAGATGCAAGCCCGTGCTGAAGTGGCTAACTCAATAGCTGGGGTTTTCTCGACATGGCAACCATCTGTGTGTAATGATCTGCCCAGGGGCGCGTTCAGCGTCGGCTGAAAGGGGCGGTTGTATTCATGGTCATGAAGGAGCGTTGGACGATGCCAGCGGGTTTGCGGCGAGCCTCGGCGCTGGTGGCAATTGTCGCTTTGGCTGTCGGTGGAGCGAAGGTTGTCGATGACCACACCCTCCCCGGTAGCGGATTCTCGGCGGTCGCGACCGTAGCCGCCGATCCAACAGGGCCAGGCGGACCTACCGGCGGGCCGGGCATGGACGGGGGCCAGCAGTTCCAGCCGCCGCAAATGCCCAGCTCAATGCCCGATTACCAGGGCGGCAACAATCAGCCGCCGATGGATCAGAACTCTGGAATCTCAATCTACAACACGGGATCGCCTGGCGCGCAACAGGTTCCAGGGCAGCAAGCCGGGCAGCAGCCGCAGCAGGCGCAACAGCCCGCTCATGGCACGCAGATCCCGGACTACCAGAACGCGACGCCGTACACGCAAGGGCCGGGCAAGGCGAATCCTGATTATCAGGCGCCGCAACAGAATTCGCCACAACAGCCTCAGCAGGGCCAGCAGCCGCAACAGCAGCAGCCGAGTCAGGCGCCGACGCAGACTCAGCAGCCGCAGAATAAGCAGGACCAAGACACTCAGCAGTTGGATCAGAAGCAGCAGAAGTGCCAAGCCGCCATGTTGCAAATGGGCAACACCCCAGCCGCAGCGTTGGTGAGCGTCGGCGGAACTGTGGCCGGTGGCGGCGGCCGTAGCCCTGCTTGGTTCGATCCCTGGCTGGACCCGACACCCACGCCGTCGCCGTGTGACGGTGCCTGCCCGCCGAACACCACGGAGAAACCGAGCCTGGAGCAGAGGATCGAGGATCTGGAAAAGGCCAACAGGGCGAAAGACGAGAAGATCGCCGAGCAGGACAAAAAGATTGAACAGCTGGAGCAACAGCAGCATGAACAAAATCAGTGCACGACCGGTGAAAAGATGAACATCGGTATGGGAATTGTGGGTGGTCTGTTAGTCGCGGCTGGGGGACTAATATCGTTGACTGGGGCGGGTGCAGCCATCGGGGTGCCTGCGGTGGCAACGGGCCTGACCATCCTCGGTGGTGGAGTCGTCACTACTGGCGCTGTGATAAACGGAATCGATTGCGCGAATAGGTAATAGGCGTATTGGAAGGGCGGATGAGAACAATGAGGTCGAACCCGAGACTTGTGATCGCCTTAATAGCGGTGGGGTCTATTCTTTTGATAGCTGGATCGATCATCGGGGCAGTTTCGCAGGCGGGTCTTTATCTCGTGCTCGCCGAGGGAGTCGTCGGTATCTACGGTTTGGGGTACGTGGTCTACCTGTACCGGAAGCTGGGCAGGTCGGGACATAGTGGCGATTAAGCTGGCTTGTGCGGTATTAGCTGTAGCCGCTGCAACCGCGGCATGCAACGGGGCGGATTCGCCTGCCGTGACCCCTAAAGCCACTCCGCAGCAAGCATTCGATCAAATCCCCGGCCAGTTTCCGGAACAGGCGCCTGGGATACCGGGCGCTTCTATTGCGCCGGTGGGTGCGTGTGTGAGTTTGGATGGGCCTAGTACGGCGGCGAAGCTAAAGGTGGTGGATTGTGGTTCGCCGTCCAACGGTTACAAGGTGATTCAGCGCGTTCCGACGCCTGCCGAGTGCCCAGCAGATGTGGATCACAAGTTCTATATGTATCCAGATGAAGGTGAGTTCACGGCTTGTCTGGATTACGCGTGGAGCGCGAACGACTGTCTGAGCATCGGGAAAGTGACAGCGGTTCGTGCGGCCTGTGATGACGCGTCGAAGCCAAAACGTGAGAAGCCGCTGAACCTTGTCTTGAACACGACGACGAACGCTGATTGTCCGACCGGTGGTTTTCCGCACCCGGTGCGCCGGTTCACGGTGTGCACGGAGACGCAGAAGTAGCCTGTCATGTGTGGCTGATGGTGTAGCTCAGCGGCGGTGGACCGCTGACGAGCTGGCAGTGGCGCTGGACCGGTCACTATCGTGCGCCGAGGCCGGCGCGAGGTTGGGCCGCACCCGGCTACAGGTGGAGAAGGCTCGAAAGCGATACCGGGGACGCGATATTGAGCAGCTGCTCGCCCAGAAACGTGGTCGCCTAGCCGAGCTAGAGCGGGTGGCCGAGACCGACATCGCCTGCTACGGCTCATGGACACCTCAGGAGATCGCGATCGCGTTGGATCGGTCGATTCCTCGCGCCGAAGCGGCTCGCAGGTTGGGGCGTTCCTTCAGGGCGATCAAGCACATTCGAGACCTGCAGCGCCAAAAGGCCTCGGGTTTGATCCCGGCGCGCGAGTCGCGCGCGGAGCCGATACGGCAGCGCCTCTGGACCGAGGATGAGATCGCTGTTCTGGCCGATGAGTCCCGCACACCCACGGAGATTGCCGCCGAGTTGGGACGTTCGATCAATTCGGTGACCGTGGCTCGTGCGCGCTGGTTGGGGCGCCTGCAGGGCAAGGTTCCCGATCATCTGCACGGCACCTACACCGGCGCAAGCCGATACGGATGCCTATGTCCGCGGTGCCGGGACGCGGCCGAAGCAGAGCGGGAGCGACGCCAAGAGGCCACCCGGCACACGGCAGTCAACTACAAGCAACCCTGGACCGACCGCGATATCGAGATCGCGTTGGATCGCAGCCTGACCGTCATTGAGGCCGCCCAGCGCTTAGGGCGAACCCACAGCTCGGTGCGCGCGCTGCGATACAAGTACCGCGACACCTGATATTTCGTCGCAGCAATGCTCGGACGTGTCACAGCGTTGGGGTTTGATGTCTCGCAACACTCTCGGCTACGTGCAAACGAAGGAGACATTGATGGACCCAGTTACCGCCACGCTCGGCGCAGCCGTCTCGACAGCTAAGGAAATGCTGGCACTGAAGTTGGAAACTCCGTTCATTCTCTTCGGCAGCCTCGTGGGGGGACTCAGTTGGTGGGTGCTGCTGCTTGGGGACTATGTGTTCACGACGCCTTTGGACGGTTTGTCGAAGTTCGCCGCGTGGACTGGGTGGACTTCGGCGGCATCGTGGATCGACATGGCACGTCACTGGATCACCAGTCCGGAACGAGCCGATGCTGCGCACACCCTGTTTTTCCTGATGGTGGCCCTGGGCATTGCTTTCGCTGCGTACGGCACGCGAGCGGCATTCTCTGCTCTGGTGGGTATAGGCGGTTTCATCGAGATTGGTGCGACAACCAGCGCGTGGTTTATTCCGCTAGCGGCATTCTTGTTTGTCGCGGTTTTCACGCGCGTGCTACCTCCGGATGGGTATAGCGGCTGGCTGTACGCCAATCAGGTTTTTCTCATGCTCATGACCGCGGTGCTGTACTTTCCGCTGGCACTCTTCGCGTTGGTGATCGGTGAACCGAAACCGGAGCCTCGGCAGAGCGTGGATCTTGAAATACCGCGCAGAACAAGAGATTTCATTGATGAACGGCTCGAAGCGTTCGGGATGCAGCTGCATAAGCCTCGCGAGATACCCACAATTGTCGTGGATCACGATCGATTGTCACAGACATTGCGCGATGTGCAGACCGACCAATCCGTAGCACGCTCACGGCTTGGGCCTGGTATCCACAGTCGCGATTCAGAAGGTCGGTGAGCCAGACGCTTTACCCGCGCGTCCTGGTGTTCCTGGGCCGCTGCGATGGCAAATGTCATGGTTTCACTGCTGAGCGCGGACATTGGGATCTAGCATCCCGAACCATGAATGACGAACTGCTCGTACAGCGCTGAGCGACGAAGGCTCTCCACCATGGCGAGATTTCCCGACGCCCCGCCGCTCCAGACGGCTGTCGATAGGTACGGCCTGACTTTGCGTACTGCACAGATGTTGGAGAACCTGCATCCCCGGCGACAAGGCAACCCGGGGCAGGCGGCAGCCCTCGCGCCAGCCATGGTGCTCACGGGGATTGCCGCATTTGAGAGCTTTGCCGAAGAGTTGCTGGCCGTAGCTGCTGCTCACCGTGGGTGGAGCTTCGGGCAGATCGCAAAACTCGCTACCCTGAACAATCCGACAGTGAAAACCCTGGATGAGAAATTGGCTCAGCTCCTTGACTGGAATTCAGCTGATCGCGCCTGGACGAACAGCTACAGCGTCCAAGTTTGGAAGCCTCCGCCGCTCAACAGCAGGGAGCGGATCGGCAGGCAGAGTCTTTCATGGGTTGACGCTATGACAGCTGCAGAGTCATGGATGCAGGTTCGCCACTGCCTAACTCATGGCCTGGTACGTGGCACTCGTGCTGAGATTTGGCCCGGTCCACTACGAGGGCAGCATTCGGCAAGTTCCGTTCTGCGCCGTCGTAACAGCGGCAAGCACGCTCTATCCATTCACGGCGCCGAATCTTGCATCAAGATCTATCGCGAAGCCGGTAAGGCACTCACTGACGCGGCAGCACATACGCTGCAGGTCGCGAAACCAAGCTGGGACGACGTTCCCGCGTTCAAATGCGGGGAGAAGTAACGCCCTGACGGTCGTGCAACTCACCCACGCGCCTTCGCGTTCCTGGGCCTCTCGCCCCGCACGGCGCGCACATCGCCGATGCGAACCATCTGATGCCCATGGGCGTCCCGGCCGCGCACGGGCACCCACCCGCGTCTGATCCACCGCTCGATGGTCGACTGTGGCACGTGCTCGTCGAGGCGGGGGAGTACCACGTCGACGAGCTCGCGCACGGTCGCGTTGCGGTCGTCGAGCTCGCCAAGGTTGCGTGCCAGCACGTCGGCCACCGAATGCGCGGTGTCGCACTGCGGGCACACGATCGAGCCGCTGTGACTCGGCGCCATGAGTGCGTACCCGCACCGGGTTGAGTTGTCGCCCTTGCGGCCCCGCTCGGCAAGCACCTCATCGGGTGCCGGGTCGGTGATGCACGGCCCGATGATCATGGGTTCGGGTGGGCGGTTCACAACCCGGGTGATCGACCGGTACACCTGCTCGATCTCGTCGCAGATCTCGGCGCCGTTCTCCTGCAACGCGATATTGGC